ACCACCATGTTGACCTCTCCATATAATACCACCAGAATGACTATCAGTACTATTATGGCAACCAAATCTAAGAAATTGTTGGTCTGTTGTAAAACTTCCACCAACTAAATCATTTGTTGCCAAATCTAACCTATAACTTGGAGCAGGATTTCCGATGCCGACCCCTGTATTATTAACAGTTAATCTTGTTGTGTTGCCTGTTATAATAGCAAGTTGGTCATCTGTAAATCTTAAAGCTGTGTCATTGTCTCCTGCATGGAATATATCTTGAGGAACATGAAGTTCACCTGCAAATGTAGCGTTTTGACTTTGGTCAAGAGTTAATACAGCATTGCCATCATCGGAAATTATTAGTTTATCTGAATCACTACCATCATTCATAAACTGCCACTTAGTAGTGCCATTTTCCATAAACCTTAAATAAGAATCCCTGTTGTCGGATGAGTCTATCATTAACAATGCATCTGCATTAGAAGCATTATTTTCAACTTTTAATATTGTATCAACACCGCTTGTTGAACTAATGGCTGAAACATTACCTGCAAATGTAGCGGTGCCTGCATTGGTTATTGTAACCACATCCTCACCAGTACTATTCTCAAGTAACATTAAATTTCCCGAACCATCCTGTCTATATCCGAATGCTACGCTTGAACTATTAGTTCTGCCGAAAGTATTGCCTTCAATATCAAGGGCTTGACCTGCTGTGAACCCTCTTTTGGCTTGTACCATGCCATCAAAAGAATGAGTACCTGTACCATCAACAGTTAAATTACCACCAAATGTAGTGTTTGTAGCACCAATACTAATAGTACCTTGTGAGTTAATTTGCATTTGGTCATCTGCATGACTATACTGTATATATCCTCTATACGCTTCATTACCTGTCTGACCATCTGCAAAATATAAAGTACCATATTCATCTGTTTCAGAAAATATTGTTATTCCTGTTCCATCTCCATTATTAGCACCTCTTACTACTAAATCATCTGCATATGCATTCGCCCCAGTGCTATTATGTGAACCACCGCTTCCGACTGAAACCTTCCCTGCAAATGTAGCATTTTGAGATGAGTTTAAAGTAAGAGCAGTTGTAGCCCCACCTGTTTTTAATATTATATTTTGGTCGCCAACATCTGATGCTATTTGTGCTTTTGCAGTTCCTCCCGATGCAAATGTAATATTGCTTTCATCTCCACTATGAGAATCCATTTCAAGCCTTGCACCTTGATTTGTAGCAGTTGCTTTTAATCTTGCATTAGCATTCCCACTTGATGTTTCAATATCTAATTCCCATCCACTTGATGCAGTCTTACCAATACCTAATTTAGAATTAGCAGTTGTTAGGTTTATATCTCCTGCAAAGGTTCCATCCCCCGAACTATTAACTAAAAACTTTTGTGAACCACCATGAGCATATCCAAACTCTGCGGAACTTCCTGAGTAAATGCCACTAGAACCATCATCACTAAATCTTATAGCAGGTGTTGAAGCTGAACCTCTATTAGTTATAAATAATTCACTTGCAATGGTTAAATCACCTGTAAAGGAAGCATTTGTAGCTTGAAATCTTTGAGTAGTTGCCCCATCAAAACCTATTCTATTAGAAGCACTATAATAAATAGAATCGTAAGATTGGTTCGCTAATCTAAAACCAATTCCCGATGCGTTTGATTGGAAATATCCCGATGTTATAGCATTCCCTGTAAGTGTACCACCTGCTAATGGTAAGAACTCTGCTCCTATTTGTGTAAGTGAACTTGCTGAAGTTGATCCATCACCTATATATAATTTATTCGTACTGCTATTCCATACAGGTTCACCTGCCGATGGAGTACCTGCGTTAGATAAATCTGTACCTCGTTTAAACTTTAGAGTATTAGCCATTAGAATGTTCCCCCATCAATAGTAGCTCCATCTACTGTACTAGCTGTAACTGTCGAAACCCTTATTGGAGCCAAAGCCCAACCTGTTCCGCCTTCATTTACAGTAGTAGATGGCTCTGCCTGTAATCCTTTAAAAAATGTCCATGTGTTTGAGTTTGAAGCATCTGCATACATTCCCATATAAAGATCAGTAGATGCAGTTCGATACCTACCATATAATCCTTGGTCAATACTATTTTGAGTATTGTTTTTTCCTACCTTTACCATTGAATCTTCAATAGCTAAATTTTCCGCATCAACTGTTACTGTACTTCCATTTACGATTAAATCCTGAGTGACAGTTAATGTACTTCCAATCGTAACCGCATCAGGTAGGCCAATGGTTAAAGTATTATTTCCATCGGCTACAACTGTAACTTCATTTGATGTTCCACTTATAGTTATTGCACCACCAAGAACAGCAGTTGAAGAATTTGATCCATCTGAGAAATTTAAATCAGCATTTGCTAATTCATCATTAGCAACACCGCCATCTTTAATTGTGACCACACCACCCGATACCGCGAAATTAGCTGTAGAAAAACTTGCTATGCCCTTATTAGAGTCAGTTGCATCCTCCCCACTAACAGTTAGAGCTCCTGTAGTAGCGGTGACAGCAATACCTTCCCCTGCACTTACTGAATGAACCTTAGCCTCTGTATAATCAGAGTCAACTGAAGTTCCTTGCCAAACACCTGTACCTACTGTACCTAATGCTGTTATTTGGGTTTGCGATGCATCTACACTTAATGTGTGTTCAGCATTTTCAACCTCCCCTCCTATGTGATTTGTACTAAGACCTGTTCCTGCTGTAATAGCTTTTACAAATGCACCATTTGTTTGTGTTCCAAGAGCTATTCCTGTACTTGCTACAGAAACATCAATAGTGACGTTACCTAGGTTTGTCATTGTGGCATTTCCCTCTACTATGCCATCTATAGTAATTACAGGGTCACCTGCATTAAAATTTAATTTTCCATTAGTATCATCATAAGTAACAGCTAAACCACTTTCGGTATTGCTCTCAACCATGCCACCAATAACATCCTGTAATTTTTCTTCCTGTAAAGTGACCACACCATTAGTCACACTAAAATCTGTATCATTAAAACTTGCTATACCCTTATTTGTATCAGTAGCTAATTCACTACTAATAGTTATTGCACCTGTAGTGGATGAAACATCTATACCCTCTCCGGCTGTGAGTGAGTGAACTTTTGCTTCTGTGTAATCTGAGTCAACTGAAGTACCCTGCCAAACCCCTGTTCCAATAGTTCCTACAGCAGTTACCTGTGTTTGAGAAGCATCAACACTAAAACTGTGAGCTATACCCTCTCCGCTAGTTGCCCCTGTGCTTGTTAAACCTGTACCTGCTGTTAGGGTACCTACATAATCCCCTGTCGTATCTGTACCTAATGCTAATGAATTGCTTTCTATAGTAGTCGCAATAGATACATTTCCAAGATTAGTTATTGTACCTGTTCCCGAAACGTCACCTGTAAGCGTGACAGTAGAATCACCAACATCAAAATTTAACTTACCACTTGAATCGTCATAAGTAACTGCAATACCACTCTCAGTATTACTATCTACCATTCCCCCTATAACATCTTGAAGTTTTTCTGTTTGTAAAGATACAACACCATTACTTACACTAAAATCTGTTGCGGTAAAACTTGCTATACCTTTATTAGAATCAGATGCATATTCACCTGTAATAGTTACTATATTACCTGATCCTACTGTATCTATCCCTTCCCCACCTGCTATTGTAAGTGACTCACTATCTAAATCTATATTTAGAGCTCCCCCTGTGTCACCCTGAAAATCTAAATCTTGTGCGGTTACTAGAGAGTCAACATATGACTTAACGCTTGACTGTGTAGCTAGTGATGTCGAGCTATTTGAGCTCATATTATTTTCATTTAAAACAGAAGTAATACCATCTAATAAATTAAGTTCAGTTGCACTAGATGTTACTAATGTTCCACCTAATTTTAACCCTGCACTAGAGCTATTATGTGAATGAACATTAAATTCAGTTGTAGAGATTTCTACAGAGGATTCTACACCTTCCCCATCCTCAATTTTCTTTAGTGATGCTTCAAGACCTTGGTTTGATACAGTTCCATGAACTGTAAGTATGTCCTTATAGGTCGCACCTATAGTTTTACCTGTTAAACTAGACATGGCACAATCTCACTCCTATTCATCGTTTAAAAAATTATTATCCATTATACTTGTATTTCTTTTTTTTCTTCGCTTCTCGTTCTAGCATTTTTCTTCCGTAACCCAATGATCCTGATAATCCCTCATTAGGAATAGGGCCAAGATGCTCCGGATTCCACCAATATAAATATTTACCTATGAATGGTATATGCTTTATACTTCTCAACCCTCGCTTACCTATATCTTTTTTGATACTTCCTATCCTATCATACTTATTAGAGTGTCGTTCATATGCTGATCTAATTCTACTTGCATCTCTAATAGGATCATCTATCCAATCTACAGGAAACATAATCATTTTTATTAGTGCACCCCTCAAACCATCCCTTGAAAAATTATAGAAATGGTACCTACTTATACCAACTAACTTTAATAGATTACTAAGAACTCTATCTGATAACTCCACTTCCCTACCAAGTATTATATCTTTTATTTTATCTGTACCTGCCTCTGCTAAAGCTATTACTGTACCTAAAGCTATTAACCTTCTACCCTTTGCTAATCTATGAATCTTAGCACGTTTAAACTGCTTGTTATTTTCGAACTCTTGTGCTCTTCTTTCAATTAAATCAATTTCTTTTTTAAATATATCAAACCTTTTTAACATAAATGTTTTTAACATATAAAAAATTCTACCATTAGTCATCTTTAAATATTGTACAGGTACTTCAGATCGAGCAACAGGTTGTATATCTAGCAGTTCTGAGTAAGCAAGTAATTCTACCAATTCTGATCTATTCCCATTCTTTAAATCTTTAAGTAACTGCTGTACTTCTTGAGGTTCAAATTTCTGCTTCAATCTTCGTACTAAATCTTTATATCTTTTATTTTTTGGATTCTTAATATTTGCCTGTTTCTTATATCCATTCATCACAGTATTTACATAAGTCTCTTTACCTACCTGATCCATTTTACGAACACCTGTTATTGTAAATACCATATCTAATAATTTACCTGACCATGTTGCATCAGGTCTAAACTCTAAACCTAAAGGATCAATACCCATATCTTCCATGCTGTAATTACTTTTATTTAACATAGACATAATAAAATTCTTTAACACTTTACCATATGTAAGTGGGCTTAGGTAACCTAATTTTGATGATTTAGATGACCTGTATACTGCTACCCCTAAATCGCCTAACTGCGTTATAGCTGAGAATGGTGATCCCATTGTATCTATGTAGGATAAATGTTTAAACTTTTGTACGAATGGACTCATTTTATTTCTATTGAAGTATGCCTCAAATAAACTTAATAATCTTGATTCTTGATCAGCGTTTAAACCATGTTGGTTTCTCATCCTAATCATCATTCCACCAATCTGATCATATAAATTCATATTAGGTAGCCCAACTCTTTGCTGATGCATTTGTCTAAGTTCATCTAACCTTTTCATTATATTTTCACCTTTTCGGTTTTTATATAATCTTGGTTTTAGCCCATCAGGCCCGGGCATCTTTATTTGATCTAATTCATCATAAATATAATAGTATCGTTTCTTTCCTAGCTTATGACTTCTAATACTATATCTATTTGGTGACCCACCAAGAAACTGAGATGCGGAAATCATATCAGCAAAACTATGTGCATAATTCATTATAGCAATATGTGGGTCATGGTAAAATCTTAGAGCATCATCTGCAACATAATCTATTTGTCTAGCCTTAGCATTATCTGCTCTACCCACAGATACTCTTCCTGTATGACCTTTAATAATGTGTTGTGCAATTACTGCTTTCTCTTCATCAGTTATTTTATCTTTTCTTTTAGCTTGTTCATCTCTTATTGTTTCATCAATCTTTGATACAAGACTACTATCTTTACCTAAAGTTTTTCTAATGTATATCATGTACTGTCTAGGGTTTGCGACAAGTCTAGGAAAATATTCTTGTATGAATCCTATATCTAAACCAACTGCTCCTGCCTGTTCATGTATATTATCTAAAGCCTCTCTAGATGCGTTATATGCATCTTCCATCCCATACTTTGCATTGATCTGATCAATCATTTTTCTATCACCATTAAGTAGAGCTTTCTTTAAGATCATATAATCTACTCGATGCTTCCTCCACTTTATTGGTCTGTACCATTGCCTTCTACTCATTTTCTTTAGGAAGTTAGCGTAAGGCTTCACCTTAGCTTCAAAGTCTTTTACTATTTTTATATTATTACGCTGAAAACGTCTAAAAGCGTTAGCAATAGCAGGGTTTATTCGTTTTACTTGTGAGTAAAATGTATTTAAGAAATCACGAAACTTTGATGGAGCATATTCTTTCTCCATTTGTCTCGCTTCTTTACGGACATCATTAGGTACTTTTGAATCAAAGTGTTTAGAAGTGTTAGAGTAATCGTTTGATACGTTAGGTTTCTGATCCGCAGGGGTTCTGAAACCTATTTTAAAGGCAGGTTGCTTAGTTCTTCCTTGAGAAGTTTCTCCGCTAATTTTAGGTTTTCCTCCGAGAACATTTCTTTTTCCATCTTTAACACTTCCTTCATCACTTTTGGATGTGCTAAGGGCTCTTTGTTGTTTTGCGACTTGGGCATAACTTACTCCTTTTTCGGGTTTTACTCCTGCTTTAATATACATTTCTTTTTCATTGTACCAAAGAACTGCTTGGACTTGATCTATCCCCCAATCAACTCCTGTTATTTCTGTCATTCTATCCGCTACATTTTTTAGTGCTTGATCTAAATAATCTTTTGCGTTTTGAGATGATTCAGTTTTAAACTTCTTTAACATACCTGTGTATCTAGACAACATTCTATCCATCCAAACATCTATAACTGCATCCTCATGTATACCATGCATATTTACTATAAAAGTACCTAGTTTTCTGCCAAACACTTCCGCACCATAAACCTCTTTGTTTTGCTGAGGTATAGTTTCAATATGACTCATAACATTACCACCTTCACCATAAGTATTTAGATTACTATATTTCTTTTTTAAATCTTTAGCTTTAAACTTTTTTAATAAAAATTTATCTAAACCTTTTACACCATACTCATCAATTATTTTCTGTAGAACTTGACCTGATTTTCCCACTTGTCTCCATCTCACAGTACCATAAGCAAACCCTGCTTCAGTAAGACCGCCAAATGCAATACCTGCTTCTTTATTTTTACCTTGCACATGACTTTTTAATGGAAGTTTCTTACCTTTAATATTTTGTAACATCTCAAAAGCTTGTTGATAATTAACTTGAGGATTATTTCCGTTACTTAGAATACCTAAAATTGTTAAAAACAATGATTGCTTTTCATATATATTAGGATCAGTTTTTGATGCTTCTTTAAACATATCCGCTATATCCTCACGATACCAAAATCTAGGAGCTACTAATATAGTTGATACATCATCATTATTATCAAATATACTAGCTAAGTCTTTTATCGACATTGTTTCTATACGTTTTATAATTTTTCTTGCGTGTTTATCTTCAATTTTTTCACCGGGTCTAAGTATAGGTTTTTTGTTCTTTAATCTATTCCACGCTTCTTCTGTAGAAATATACTTCTTAGGACTAATTTTAAATCCTTCTTTTCTTCCCACTTCCCCTAAGAAAACATCTAAGTCATCTAAAGCTTCTTGTTCAAAAGACTTCTCCTCTCCCCTTCTAACTTTTTCTAGTAACTCTTCTATTTTAGGTAATGCATAAGCTCTTTCTGTTCCCTTACTTAAATCAAAACCTAATCGTTCACCAATCTTTTCAAACTTGTAATCTTGCTGTGCCTGTTCTCCACTTATACTATCTAATATTTCTTGACCAAACACCTCATCATATTTTCCACTATTTACATTCTTTCTAAATGTAGTAGCATCTAAACGAGCTTGTTTTCTTTTACTTTTTGGTAGCTTATTAAAATTATTAAATCTTTTTATACCTTTTGATCTTGATTCATCAGGTACACTAAACTCACCCTCTTTTAATGTTAATCCTTTATCAATGGATGATTTAGTTGCTTCAAATGTGTATTCACCTGTGTTAGGATTATATCCTGAAATAACTGCCACACCACTAGGATTCTTTTTAGTAACCCTAGCTACACCACTTACTTTAGTGCCAAGCTCATATTTTTGTTTAGGTTTAGATAAGTGATTTTGTATAGCCTTTAACATATCCCATTTTGATTTACCATTAGGTTTTAGATTATATTTTTTAACTAATTTCTGCACCTCTTTCATTGGTACAGAACTACCCATCTCCGATAAACCATCAACATTATTTAATGCTTTTACTCCACTATCACTTAATAATTTTTCAATTCTTTCTGCCGTATATACCGAGTCATCTTTTTGTTCATCTTTTTTCTTTGGTTTAGCTTTTGGTTTTTCTTCAACTATAGGTTCTTCAATAGCTGTTCCCTCTGTAATCATTGGTGTATCAGGCTGTTTAAACAACCTACGATATTCATCCCTAGCTTCCTTAGCTAACTCTTTTGTCCAAACACCATCATGCTGTTCTCTCTTTCTAGAAACAAATGCTTCTAGTGTGGGTGGTGCTTCAACTTGCTGTTCGGCAACATCTTGCTGTATATCTTCACCTGTAACTGCAAGTTCGCCAACCTGAGCTTCAGTTTGTACAGGTGCATCCCCACGCATTTGCTCAAGTAAATTAGTACCATCTTTCGTTCCAAATTCAGCAATAACATCATTTACAAGAGCTTCAGGTATTGTAAATAGGAATGGTATTTCTGTTTCATTACCATATCCCATTGTATTATATGTGAAAGCTTTACTAAATAATTCATTACCTGTAAATGGTAATGACTCGCCTAATTCATTTGCAGTTCTCTCGACTCTCTGTATCCAAGCATCTATTCTTTGTTTAAGATTTGGATTAACCTTGTCGAGTCTTGTGAGGATAGCTTCGACAGTATCTTCGATGACACCGCTTCTAGAGGTACTGCCGGAGAATAAAATCCGTCTTTGCCCTGTATCCTCATGTTCATAGTTGGTTGCTTCGACACCGACCCTGTAATTTGTTTGTCCTTCGACATAGCCTTCTTCTCCTTCTTGTACTTGTTCAATGTTTAATAAATCAAAACTTTCAACAGGATAACCTGCATTTATTAAGTCTTCTTCAGACATAATATCAACAAGCTCCTGCTCAACAAACTCAGCAGTAACATCAGGGTAGTTTTCTAAACTGTTAACTAAATTACTTGCTTCTTCCTGTTCAGGTGTAATTGGCTCTTGTGTTGCTTGTTCACGAGCTTGTAGTATAGTTAATTTTTCTGTTTCTTCTTCAATTATATTCTCTATTTGTTCTTTAGTTAGCTTTATTTCACCCTCTGACCCACCTAAGCCACCTATAGCAGAGATAGTTTGGAAAGTACCTCCCATAAATGCACCTAAAGCGAATGCTTCTTTCTGTGTTGGGGTAGCTAATGATAAATTTTCAACTAAATCAGGGTCAGGTTGCCCTAGTGCTGATGCTTTACCTGCCTCACTAAAATAAAGCTGTACTAATTCTTCTCCACCCTCAATTCCTGATGCGACACCTATCTTACCTGTACCTTTAATAAAATTAACCATACTAGGTCTGAACACTTTATTAAGACCACTAAAAGCTAATCCAAACTGAACAGCATCTAATCCTATTAGCGACAAGTTCTTTTTAAATGTTTCACTAGCACCTCTAGATGCATCCTCTACCCTTACACCTTGATCTCTTAGCTCTGTATATACTTGAGAAGCTTCCATAGCAGACTCAAGTGGTCTACTAGCTAGTGCACCTGTAACAGCTTGTCCTACAGTAGTTAACCCTCTACCTAAGCCTAATTTTAATCCTATCTTACCTGCAATGCCACCTGCACCCATACCCGGTATCATTAATGCTAATAGATTTGGTAAATTTTGTGAAAACTTTGTAGTATAAAATTCAGGAGTAGCCATATCTGACCACTCAAATTCTTTATTTAATTCAGGTATCCAATAGTCATCTATAATACCCTGAGAATAATCTCTAACAGCTTGGGCATTTAAATCTGTATCAAAGTTTTCTTCAGCCCATTGTAATCCACCGCCAATAGTCTCACCTAACTGACCCACACCAACCATAAATGATTTACCAAACTCAGTTGCATGGTCTTCAAAGTCTTTTCCTTGTTTCTTTTCTTCTTTTTCGGGCTTCTTCTTCTCTTCTTCTTCAGCTAAAAGACCTCTCACTTGATCGGCTACATAGTATCCTGTTTCTACTAATTTTTCTATCTGAGATTTTTTACTAGGGTTCTCCGCTATTAGATCAGGTAAAGCTTGGGATGCTTCTTGATAATTATTAAATCGTTGAACTGCATTTTTAGCATTTTCATCCTTACGATTTATTTCTATTTGTTTAGCGTAATTTTTTACTGTAGGGTCATCAGGTGGTAGACCTGTATAATTAGATGCAAAACGTATAGAATCATTTCCGGCATTTTGCCATAGTTTACCAACTATATAATCTGAAGCTTCTTCACCTGTTTGTGGATCATCATAATATGCATAATGATATTCAGCAGGATTACCATCCGCATCCCTACCTATAAATGTATTACCCTTTTGAGCACCATAAAGCTCTTCTAGTTCAGGTGTCCATATATGGTTTCCATATTGATTTTGATCTGCTGATCCGTACTCGAACTGCTTTACAGCATCAGTAACAAATCGAAAAAGATTCGGCATAATTATTTAACCTGTATAATACCCTGTGGTTTTTCTTTTCTTCTTAATATTTCCTTTTAACTGTTTTTTTGCTTTAGAAACAGTTTCATCCCATTCTTTCCTTTGTTCAAGTGTTTTAATTGGAGCACCACCAAGCATACCTTTAATAGCATCAATCATATAATTATATGAAGATGGTTGAGATATTCTTTCATTTACATTTTTAGCAACTTCACTAGGTTTTGATAACAACTTACTGCCTATAGCTCCCATAGTACCTACAGTCTTTTTATTTGCTTTATCTACTGCATCTTGTCTAGTAACAGGTCTAGCGGAAATGGATGATTTATTATTCTGTGCTATAACATTAGCAGAAGGTAAATCCAATTTTTTAGGAGTTTTTCTAGCTAAATTATATTTTGGGGTAGGTTTAATTTTTCCACCAAACATACTATCTTGCCTAGTTTTGAATGGGTTTGCTTTCACATTTGCTAAATTTGGGTTAGATAGCCCTTCACCTTGTCTAAAATTAACCATACCTGTGTTTGGAGCTTGACCTACTACCATACCTCCAAGATTATTATTTGCAAGTAAGTTTGTAGCTTTAGGATGTATTTGACCTTCCATAACATTTTCTACAGATGCCATAGTTTGAGGTGCTACTTTATTAGGGTCTTTACCTGTAATAAGTTGTGCTCTGTCCGTTTCCGCTTTTCGTAATCTATCTAAAGGGGATGAGCCAACCATAGGTTTTTCAGGAAATACTTGTCTTGTATTTGAATGCTTAGTATCAGGTTGTATAGATGGATCAACAACTGCTTCATTAACAACTTTATCAATAGGCTTATTTTTTAAAGCTTCCGCTTTTCTACGAGCAAATTCTGCTTCTGATTTAATAGAATCAGCTTCCTGTGCTTTAAATTTTTCAGCCTCTGTATTATAATGATCTTCCCTTTGCTTTTGCAATGTTGGTGGAATATTATAAGTTGCCTCTAATTCACCTCTAGCTACTTGTGCTAACCTATTTCTTTCTACTTGACTATCATATAGACCTTTATCAACTTCTTCTAATTCACCTTTTTTATTTGTAATGTAATATTTACCATTTTCTTCGTGAACAGGAACTTCTGTTTTTAATAATGCAATGTTTGATGTGCGTTTATCTTTTTCAGCTTTCTGTTTAGCTATTTGATTCTTTTGATACCTAGCTAACCTATTCTTATGTAGGTCTAATAATACTCCTCTATATACACCCATAATTAACCCCCTTGACTTGCTTGATATCGTCTAAATTCTTCAGGGGTCATCTTTTCTAAATGTTTTGAAAAAGCCATATCCTCTATACTGTCAGCCCACCCAAGTTTATTTGCATACTTTTGACTTCTCATGCGATTAGCTAACTCCATTTTCTTACCAAGTAATTGATCCTCAGCCTGTAACATAAACTTTTTATTAGACCTATTTAAACCTATGTTGGCATCAGCTAGTGTTTTCATTTTACTTGCATCAGCCTGTAGACCTGCCTGAGAACCAATAATACTACCCTCTAAACCTTGACCAACCATTTGGTTTTGAATACCTTGTTTAGCTTGGTGTGCTATTCCACCTGATTGCATAGCTATGTCCTGAAGCATACCTGCTCTATCTCCCCTGCTGTACATTCCCTCCTGCGATCTTCTTTTTAACATTTGCATATACTGTTGTTCTGCTCCTGTAGCTGAAGCATCTTGATACGCACCTCTTCCTGCTAAATTACCTAATATTGATGCTATACCACCTGCTGTATCTTTGTGCTTTGCTATAGCACCCAATTTAGATGCTATAACAGGTAAATAATTCCAAGCCATTTTATTTAACCTACTTTCGTTGCTGTTATATAATATAAAAATCCGTCACCATCTTTAACATATAATCGACCCTCACCTTTTGATGGTGATCCGGGGCCTAATTGATTTGCCCTAAGTGATGAGAATCTAAAATCATTTATTCCTATTTCAGAAGATGCTACTTCACCTTTTGTAAACCCAATAGATTTTTGCCTATTACTTATAGATGAGTCCATTGCCTCTACTGCTCTATCTGTTTTCTTTTGTCCTGTCTTAATTGCCATCTACTTCTAGCTCCATTTTATATATAGTTATTGGATTATCAGTTGAGCTTGAAACTATCTTTACCATAGCTACTTGTGCTCTTCTGCCTACACTAATACTTCTATACTTTTTTAAATTTGTTGCTGAATTACCTGAGTTTTTAGTTATAGTTATTGTTTTAACTACCGATGATTCATCTCCATCTGTATATATTGTTACAGTTACGTCATCTTCACTTAAATAGCGAATATTAAATCTTCTTACATTTACCTTATGACCCATGTCGCTAAGAGTAAACCAACCTGTCTTTCTTAAAACAGATAATGTGCTAGTTGAGCTTGAATCATCTATTTTAATAACTTTAGATTGATTAGCCATCTGTAGAAACCTCTATTTTATCAATCCTAGCATCTGAACTCACAGATGCGACAGACTCAATAGCTATCATAAAATAACGACATCTAATACCTAACCTAATAGATTCGGACTTAACAGTATTGATATTACCTGTACTTGAAAATGTTTTAGTTGCCACAGGACTCATATCATTTTCATCAGTATATATTTTTGCTGTTATAGAATCACTACTTCCGTAATCAATGTTTAAACGTCTTATTAGATTGTTATTACCTAAATCTGAAACTGTATGCCAACCACTCTTCCAATTAGCAGTATATGAATTTTCATCACCTGTTGGCGAGTCTAGGGCAAATACAGTTGTCTGCTGTCTCCATGCTTCTAGAGTGTGACTTTCCGAATCTGACATATTTATTGAATCCGTTAAAACCCTTTGTACTCTCCATGTTCTAATTGATGGAGTACCAATAGATTCTGCAACACTAATAGTATCTGACGAAGTTCTTATATGCCTCCATGTTTCTATAGCTTTTGATAGGCTTTCTGATACTGTTATTGTTTCAGATGTATTTTTTATAAATCTCCAAGTGTCTATACCTTTTGTTAAACTTTCTGATACACTTATAGAATCAGATAAAGTTCTTATATGTCTCCATAATTGTATAGACTTAGATAATGATTCTGATATTGTAGCTGTTTCAGATATTGATCGTATATATCTCCATCTATCTACTAACATATTAAGAGAATCATTTAATGTTGAAGAATCGCTTAAAGCAGTATCATGCCTAAACTGAAATACTACAGGATCGGCAAATGTGTCGGATAAGGAAATTGAATCTGAAAACGATCTTATAAATCTCCAAGTTTGAACTGCTTTAGTAAAAGATTCAGATGTGCTTATAGTCTCAGATAAATTAGTTATATATCTCCAAGTCTGTACTGACTTAGTAAAAGATTCAGATGTGCTTATAGTCTCAGATAAATTAGTTATATATCTCCAAGTCTGTACTGACTTAGTAAAAGATTCAGATGTGGAGATACTATGAGATACGGATCGTATATGTTCCCAAGTATCAATAAATTTAGAAAAAGAATCACCAAGGGTAACTGTGTTAGATAATGTACTTACAAATCTCCAAGTGCTTATTGTTTTAGCTAGTGATTCTGCTGATGGAATTGTTTCAGATAAAGATCGGTCTGTACGATATGTAGCTACAGATTTAGATAAAGTTTCCGATAATGAATTTGCATCAGATAAAGTAGTTGTGTGATACTTTTCATGTATGTCAAAATAATCTGAAGTATCTGAATATAAAATATCACCTCCACCAACTGTAACCATTTTAATTCTAATTCTATAATCATCATCCTCGGTTTGATTTGATGGAATCGACCAACCATGTGAAGAGGATGAAGAACTTTTATTTGAGGCAATAGCTAGTACCTGTGAAGAGCCTTTTAATAAATCTATCTCAAAGTGATCTACAGTTACACCAAAGTTAGTAGTGTGTGACCATTGAATAGTATAAGACTGACCTCTATACCATCTAGAGGAGCCTGTTGGGTTTGTTACTGTTACACTTGTACTTGGCATTAGCTAATTGTAATTGTCCACGTTACCCTAGCTACATCATTATCGTCTAACGAAAATGCAGTAAAATCATTTCCATGAGCAGTTGCACTTGCAAATACATAGTCAAAATGCTCTAATAATCTATGAGTACCTGCATTTATATCTTCTTGTGTAGTTACTTTCCAATCTTTTCCTATTTGCATTTTATCAAAAGAATTACTTGTTGCTGTACCCGATCCTTCTTTTCCTTCCCATGTTCCTTCTGCTGTCCATGATGCCTGATTGGGGCTATTTGTGGCATCATAAGTTGTAGATAAATTTTCATCTAAATATAAATCCCATAAAGGGTCTGATGATGTCTCGCTATCTACCCAAGTAACTCCATTATCAGTATTAGTGTGAGTTGTTTGAGTGATCATAATACCATCCTCACCAACACCTTTAGGATAAGTAGAGTTAAACCAACCGCTATCTGTATTTATAAAATGATTAACTGCTGAATCACTTCTCATTGCTAATGATATATTATCTTTTAAATGTGTCCATATTGTATTTTTAAATTCTTCATGCTGTTTTGTGTTTCCATTGACATCTCTAATATTGAGAATAATATTCCCACTAATATCTAATTCAACTTTTGGTATTATTATATTCGCCATTCTATTCTCCTATGATATTGTTATATCCCATGTAACATCTATTTGCTGTCCATCTGTAACTGCTTGTGTAAAAGTCGTAGAAGCATAGTCTATAGTAAAATCTCCATTAACATAATACCTGCCACACCTAGCACCTGTTAAGTTTTTTGTATCGCCATCTCTCCTAGTAGATGAAGTAATTCTAACTCCTGTTGAGTTAGGTACTGTAGTGATCGTTGTTAATGCAGTTTCATAATCATTACTAGCATCAGTAAGTACCATACCTGATCTCGTGGCGGCCGGTGAATCATCGAAATTATCTGTAGAAAAAAGTGGACTATTATTTATTCCATATTCAAATGTTTCCTGTAAACCCTTTGCTATTGCATTTTTTAATTCAACGTGCACAGCGTTTTTAACAACTTGTTTTTCTTTATTTTTATCAGCTTTTATAATAGTTACTTCTACTTCACCTGATAATCCTAATTTATCTTTCATAATTAATTACCTTAGTTATCATGAGCATTGTGAAATAAATATAACTGCAAGTTTTCATCTATTCCAAAATCCTCTATTTTGTGATCTGTATGCGGAAACTCATAATGATTCCAAACTTCCTTACCCCCATACATAAACTTTTCTGTATCTATTGCATATACATCTTCTGTGTCATTTCCAAATACATATAATACCCTATGTTTTATTGGGTCATAAATACCAAATGTGCTTTCCTTATTAGCTTTACCTTGCCATATATCTCTTATTGATGATCCGCATGGCTGAATTTCATATGATGGTGTTAATGCATATATATCATCTTTACTAGCAAAAAAAACATAACTACCTACCTGCACAATACTCCTAGATGATACGCAACCTATATTTTCTTCCGCCTCTTTTAACGAAAAGCTTCTAGGGTCAGTAGATGGAACCCTTAACCTGTAAACACCATTCTCCATAAATACTACCAAGCTATCACCAACCTGTCTTAGTCCTAATATTTCTCCACCCTGAGAGTCTTTTAATTGTATATAATTTGTTATTGGGGTTACATCGGGTTGCTGAATTTCACTAAACATAATAAAATCATTGTGCACTTCATTCTCATCACTAGGGTCAAGTACGACATTTGCCTGATAGTATCTACCATTTATATATTTACCATGTCTATATCTTATATCATTTTTATCTGTTGTTAGATTATGTAATCTTGATACAGCTTGATTGTTATCATCATATATTAATGTTACTGTGGAACCTGATACAGACCACTTATATCCATTAGTCAATGTTACTGTTCCTGATGTTCCTGATACAGATATACCTGATGATACCTGCACTAGGGGGCCATTAGAGGCAACTACAAACCTGTCATTATTACTACTAAAAGATATAAGAGCATGATAACCTGATACCTCATTTTGTTCCCAATCCCAAGATGCATTGTGTAACAATCTATCTCCACAATATACTCTTCTTGTTTCAGAAGCATTTTGATTATTCGTTGCATCAGCTCGAGTTATTGTCACATCATCATCAAACTTATTATCAGGTTCACTTGCACTTGAATTAAGAGTTAATACTGAACTACTTGTATATGTAAACTTATTCCCTCCTTCACTTGCATCATCTGTCCAATCATAAGCTGTTGAACCAATAGTTATGTAAACCCTATCAAAATTACTATTACCAAATCCTGATGTGGTTGCCCATGTGTTTATATCTGAGAAATCTGTATCACTATCCCCTCCCATACATATAATCTGTTTCTTGCCTGTAGTTGAACTACTGTTTGTAGCTCCTTTATTATCGATATGTGTACTTTTTGTGTTTGTAGGGATAGTCTTTTGTAAATAGTAAACAGGGGCAGTTTGATCGTCTGAGCTAAATGACCTGTATACATTTAAAGCTGTAATTCTTTTATCAAAGTCTGTAGTGGTAAACTCTGCTTTCATCATAATTACTCCTGATGCACTTGTATTATAGTACTTAGCATAAGTATCAGGTAAAGCAGGTTCTTGCATTCCATCATACACAGGAACTATCTTATAGTAATAATATCCAACAGGACAATTTCCATTAGCCTGTTTAGTATAATTTTCAAATGTTGTTAATGTTATTTGCTTTGGCTTTGCTGTGTCATAGTTAAATGATGCGGAGGGATCATATAACCCAAAGAAATATTCACGATCTATATATTCATATATTGATGGGTCTTGTTTATCATCAAATCCAAATCGGAGTCTATTGCTAAAAGGAACTATCTCTACATAAATAGGTTGACTAGATGAAAAGGTTTTAATTACAGTTTGATTAGTCCAATCGCTGTCATACCTAACTAACCTATTAGCAAGTGTATCATAAGCTATCCAATAGCTTGATGGTGATGGTAATTTTGAATTAACCCATTTATATATATATTTAAGATTGACACCGCTTAAAGTACTTGAAGTAGTCGTACCTTTTCTTTTAATAAGCTTACCTTGAACATCAATATCGAAGTTATTTGTATCAATACAAGCATTTTTAGGTATATCCTCGGCATCTGCGTTAGTTATCAGACCGCCATCAAATATAGGAATCTCTAATACCATTATAGAAGTACATCCGCTACCTGAATAGCCCCTGCATACTCTTGATTAGATGCCTGAGCTTTCGATACTTTTATATTGTTTTTGTATCTTCTCCAATGTCTTTCTGATCTGCTGTAATCTCCTATATCCTCAAATAAACTTGCTTTTGCATAGTCCATTAAGAATGGATGATATTTAGCAGATATAATTGGTTTATCACCTGCTTTAGCGTAATTATATAGAACACCTGTTACAGTAGCTCTTCCACCTAAACCTAATGTATCCCAATTACTTAATAGCCCACTCCAATTTGTTTGTGCTAATTCCATCGCCTGTTCATCATCAATCTGAACGATTTGTTCATCGTGAGTAAAATCTGTTACATTTTCAGGAAAAACAATATCAGACAATACTAATGTACCTATATCATTATTATTAATATCACTTACAATAGTGGCTTCTACTAAGCTTGTTCTTCCCTGTACCCTCTCCCCTACTCTAAAATAATTTGATATTAAACTTTTATAATTCAATCTTTTATATTTTGTAGAACTATCTTCAAGATTAGTTGCTCTTGCAAAATATTTTATTGCTATTAGTCCACCTTTAGATGGGCTTGGATATAATATTAAATTATCACCCTCTAGGAAAAAGTGGGTTGGCGTACCTGTTCTATACGAATCATCGCTATTCCTTCTAGGGTAGCCCTCACTATTTTGAAATAGCTGTAATACTTTTCCGTCAAATTCTATTTGACCTGATAGTCCAATAAAGTCAGCAGGTAGAAGAGTCTTTACGTCATTCTGATCTATATAAATAGACCTCTCTACCTCATGGCACATAGTGTTAAAAGCAAAATCCTCTAGAGCTTCCTCTAGATACTTCTTTGCTTTTACCTTTACTTCGTCAGAGGGCTCGAAAGGGATACACACCCGATCTACCATGCTAGACCAAAGCATTATGCTCTACCTTGAGTACCTATGCCTTTTGGCTTTTCTACTTGGTATCTTTCGTTTAGTGCTTTTATTTGATTAATTGCGTTACTATATGCAATACTAGCCCTTTCAGACTTGTTATCCATCTTCCATAATTGTGATTCTGCAAAATCTAAAATAGATTCCTGTAAAGCTACATTTAATTCACACTCAGTTCCACTATCTGCTATAGCTTGTGGGTTTCTGATAAACCAAACATCAACTGCTCCACTTGCCTTTACAGGTTTTACATATATTGTTGAATTAAAAATGTAAGCAACAGGATTAGAATCTGAACCTGCTAGATAAGAATTTTCTAATCTTTTTGCATCCTGTGGCTCAATGATATTTGCAAATCCTAAATCTACACTTGCATTACTAACAACATCATAAACTTTAATTGCTATCACTCCACCCCTAATAGGGTCTATACCTAATCCTGTGAATGTTGATTTACCATTACCATCTAACCCATTACCTGATGCGTTGTCCGCATATGCATTGTTAGCAAAGGTAGCTGAATCAATTTCTTGTAATTCTGTTAAGTATGCGTTGTCAATTAAATTAACAACTGTTCGCTGTGCAATATTTAACGCTTTAACTTTTGTCGCACTTGTAAATGATGCTTGATCGGGGTCTTCTAACCTCAATCCTAGCATATCTACCATTTCCGTACCTGTCATTTAATTCTCCATTAATAACAGACTAGGTAACCTGTTTAAACAAGCTACCTAGTCTATAGTTATTGTTATGATTGTGTTCCAACTTTAACCCAAGTACCGGCAGGAACTGTACATATATACAATTCTCCTGAACTTACATTAACATATAAACTACCCTTTACAGATGCATGATCAGGTGCACCTTGTCCGGAATACATTCGTATTCCACCTATAGCAGTATATACGAAACCCTCTGCATCTTTTTCAGATACCATTCCGACAGTTTTTTTATCAGAACTAACTTGTCCTGTTGCCATATTCTACTCCTATTAACTGTAGGAAACGGGGAGAGTACCAATTACTCCCTGCATCCTTGGGTTAGAACAAGTAAGAGCTCCGAGCCATAAAACTTTGGCTACCCGAGCATCTTGGTTAATTGGTTTTTGGAAACCCTCGAAAGAGAAATTTCTCTTACGATGATGTCTGAACTGTACATATTTT